GTTTCCTTAAGTAGTGGAACCTCAACAATTGGAATACCAAATGCGAATGGTGCTACGTACCCTGCTGGACCACCAAGTCCGCCTTCATTTCCACGGATAATGCTTGAAGCAATATCTTGTGGGTTAACGTTCTGGATGTTCTGTGATGTTGAGTACAAGTAGTCTTGAATTAGGTTTGAGCCTGCAAGGAAGCGTAGGTCTGGACGACGTTGCTTGTACTTACGTGGCATAGCCTTAAGAGCCTTGTTGAAGATTTCACGAGACACTGCTGCGCCTGCTCCAGCTACTACATGGCCGTTTGCCTTTGCAATCTTAACGACACCGTCAAATGACTTGTATAGTGCATCTGTTGTTAGAGCTGTGTTACCGTTAAGGACTACGTCCTCAAGGTCGTTACCAGCCTGTGTTGCCATAAGTCTTGCAATGTGATCTTCTAGATCTGCACCTTCAATGTTGTCTTCTAGAGACTCAGTTGAAAGCTCCCAATCTAGGCGAAGCTTCTTTGTTGTGAGAGAAATCTTTGAGAACTGTACAGCTGCATTTGAGCCAGTGTTCTCTGCTTCAGCTGCAAGCTTCATAAGCTTCTCACCGACGCCAATACGATCAATCTCTGTAGTGTCAGCTCTCATTCGAACTGTACGTGCTACCTTACCGATTACTGTTGCATCGAACATGTAATCGAGGAATCTTGCGGATTGCTCAGGATTGAGCAAGCCTCCCTTACCCTCGGAACCTACGTGAATTCCGTCGGTAGGGTTTGCAGCACCTGTCATGCTACCTGTTAAAGTAGAATTTGCTTCTGCTGCTTTTGCTAATAGTTCATTACTCATTAGTTTTTCACCATACCCTTTATTTTGTTAATTCGCTAACGGAACCGAGGAAAGTGCCGTTCCATTTTGATTTTTTGATTGTTGTTACTCCAACTGACCCGCCAAGGTCAGAGGACTTCTTGATTGCAGTGTCTGATTCTACTGCGTCTACTCTTTTTTCAACTGTGTCCATGATGGACTTAATTGAATCAACTGCTGTTGAGAGTTCTGTGTGCTTTTCTGCTAATTCTGAAATTCTCAAATCGACATTCTTGCTAAAAGCTTCGACTGTCTCCTTGATTGTTGAAACCTGAGCAGCGTTTGCCTCAGAGGCCTTTTCCAAAGTCTCTGAGAAGAAACCCTTAAGGTCGCCTAGCATTTTAACAAAGTCAGGTGATTCCTGAGCTGTTAGTTCTGCTGATTTTTCCAGAACTTCGGCAGAAGTTTCTTCAGCTACAACTTCAGCAGACTCTTGTTCTACTGGGGCAACTTCTTCAATAATTTCTGCAGGTGCTTCTGGAGCTACTGCTTCTTCTACTACTGGAGTTGCTTCTGTTACATTAAGCTTTTCCACTTCATTTCCTCCTTCTGCAATTGCCATATTTATATTTGTGTTGTCAGGCAATGTTTGCAATCTTGATCTACGTGAATCAAGAATCTTCTCTATTTCTTTTGCTTTGTTTACGTCGTTAGATTCAACCCATCCAATAAGTTCTGTTTTCTTTCCAGTAACTGGAGACAAGTATTCTGATTCTGTTGACATAAAAACAGAATCGCTATCTGCACAATAAAAAATATTTTCCATTTTGACATCTGCTGCGATGCCTTTAAAAATCATTTGTCCGTTTACTTTTTCAATAGATAGAATGTTACATAGTTCATTTGCTGGTGAATCAACGATTGATAGTTCTACTAGTGCATAATCTTTAATAAATCTTACAGATGCTCCAGTTGATTTGTTTACTTCGTTATCTGATTCAAGAATCTTTCCGCCGATTGAAAATCCAGTTAAAGTTCCATCTAGAACCTTTTCCCATGTATCCTGTGCGCCCTTTGAAATGTATGCGTCAACGTAAACTCCGTTGTAAAATTCTTTTGTTGTTGGATCATAAAAAGTTTCTGGACGGAATGATGCAACCTTGCCAACTGCAAGTGGCTGATGCATCTCTCTTAGATTTCCTCTGAAGCTTTCAAACGCTTTCATTGAAGCTTCTTGCGTAACGACGTCACCAGTCTGATCCAGGTTATCTAGTGTAGCGAATCCTGAGACTGTTCTTTTTTCTCTATTGACCTTTGTAAATGGAACTGATAAATTAATAGCATTTCCATTAGAGGACCAATGTGACTTTTCTATGATCATATGTTATATATTATAGAGATTATCGTATCAAAAGGCAAATAACTAGTTGAGTAGGACTAGTTGACTTGTCTTCCATCTCCCTTTGCATTTCTGCCCTCCCCAGATTTATCTGGAGAATTTGCTGATCTCTCTTGGTCACGGGTTCTACTTTGAGTAGCCTGAGCCTTAATTTCGGCTGCCTGGGCTGCAAGGTCTACTGGGACATCTCCACCTTCTCGTGGAACCATTCCCATTCTTACTCTAATTTCATTTGGAGTAATTACCTGGAATCTAAGATATCTTTCATCTATCTTTGACTGGGTGTCTGCATCTGTCAAACTTAATTCATTAAACTTAAGCTCCATGGCATCAGTCATTTCTTGAATTATTTTATTCAATTTCTTTTCTAGATTTTCCTGGGCTGGACGGCATACCTGCTCTTTAAATGTCTTATCTGCGTCTCTGGCTGCAGCCAAGTTAATGCCTGCTGGTGTGCCAATTTTATTAATTGGAACTCTGTGGGCCATTAGAATTTCGTCTCTATTTGATTGACGATAAATGTTAAATGAAGACTCTTGTGAGCCAGCCTCAATTGGCTCCATCTTAAATTCAGTTTTTGAGTCTGGTGAGTCTGGTGGAAGTGGTATATACAAAGATCTGTGGTTCTTTCCCTTTAATCCCACCTGAAAAAACTCAAGTAGCTTTCTTTCAGATTCTGGAGAAAGCTTTGCTCCCTTGACCGTAATAATGTATCTAGGCACTGCCTTATTTTCAAAGTAATCTAAGTTATATTTGCCAGCAAACTCGTTGCCAGCCATAGCATTTTGTGCAGCAATAATGTCTGGGATTCCGTAATAATTATTCTTTGGCGTGTATTTCTTTAAATGAATAATTTCATTTGGTCTATCCTCTTGACCTGCTATAGGATTTACGGTTTCTGTATCGCCAAAGTTTCTAAAGAATACAGCCTTTCCGTAAAGAAGCTGTATAAAACCGTCTCTAAGGCGTCTCACACGCATTGTCTTTGAAGGTATGTGTCCTATGTACCCTATCTTGCCAGTTGTCGTTCTACCGACCTCTAGGTAGCCATTACCAGTAGCCTCTATGTCGGTATAGAACTTTATAAGTGTTTCTTTAAAGGTTTCATCTTCATTACAATCTTCAAGCCACTTATTTAAGTCTTGTTTAATTCTATTTAATTTCTTGCGAGCTCTTTCTAACTGCTTCTCATCACTAATTTCATCAAGGGCATCAGTTGTCTTTCTTGATTCAACAAAATCAAATCCCAAGCCAACAATATTTGCTACCTTTGCATTTATGGCAGCGTAGTTGTACGGAGAAATTTCATAAATTGTTGATAAATAATCTAAGTTATATTCTGGCTGAATTAGATCAAATGTAGCATAACCGCTAACTGCTTGTTGATGCTGAAGCTGCTGGCTTACTGCGCCGTCTTTTCCTACAAAAGACTTCTGGAGATCTCTAGAAACTTTTCTTCTAAATGAGGCTCCTAGACCAGAAAGCTTTAAAATATCTTCGCCTTCTACATCAAATGCATCATCTGATTTCTGAGTGGTTGGGTTGTTAAATCTCATCCAGTCTGCTACGTTGGAAACCTCTATGTTGTTCACAACAGTATCTTCATCATACTCAATCATTTTTTACCACCATTCAGCTTAGCCATTTCTTCTTTGTGAACACTTATATCCAAAGGATCTGGAGTGAGTCCCCATCTAAGTCTCTGCTTTTGATACTCAAACTCTTCATCGTCAATCTGCCTGCTTCCCTCAATAAACTTAGGCTGCCCCACGTCAATTCCGTAGTGAGCAACTGCTGATGCTAGCAGAGCAATTCTTTCTTTATTGCCAATCATTGATGCTATTGATAGGAAGTTGTTATCTTCGTCTCCAACCCATCTTCCATCTGGCATCTCCCAGACATAGACTCCCAACCTGGTATCGCCAGATTTCATTTGAGCATTAATTCTTTTTATGTCCATAGTTAATTATTTTACCATCTTTATGTCTACAAGTCCAGCTTTTTGTCATTCAGCCTGACAAAACTATATGATTTGAAGCACTACTCTGTCTCTAGAATATGTGGATACGGACTCTTCTGTCATTGCCATCGACGATCCTTGGGCAATAGAAGCAGGTTTGCCAGTATATAAATCATAATGCTCCTGGTGACTAATTAATGGGTTTGTGTACAATGCTATATTTTGGTATAAATTGTCATCCAATACACCTGATCTTACTCCTAAAAGCTGCTTGCCATTAAACCAAATTTCTCCACTTATAGCACTAGAAGTTTTTATTAAGATATAGTTAGGCTCATCTATATACAGGTATGAGGATATATTGGTAGCAGATGAGGCATCCTGTCCATTAATATATATATTGCTAATGTTAGATTTTGTTATTGCTCCGCCTGCCGCCCAAGATAACGCCGTCTCAACTAATCCAGTTTTGTTAAATAAAAGGTGCCCGCTGGACAAAGATTTTGGAGTAAATATCATTTCGATATTACGATTTTCATTTAAAGAGTTAATAAAGAAAGCTGAGGATTTTGGCCTTATTCCATTGTTGTAGTTTCTAACTCTAACTGGATAATTATTGTTAGATATGTCAAAGTCCCATACGGATCCAGAAGTTGGTTGAGATATAGAAAGCTGGCTTCCTCCGTTATGAGAAGACATGCTTTTTTCAGAATAGAAATATATCTTTAAAGAATACAGCTCTGGAATATAAATGTCAGAATCTGATGAATCAAACTCTACCTTAAAATATAATACCTTTGTTGAAGAAAAGCTAGAGCCTTGAGTAAATCCTGGCACTGATGATCCATTTGAGCATATTGTCCATGGGCCAGATTCAGATATTTCTGAAACATAAACTGAAACACCTTTTGAGGACATCCAGTCTATTTTAGATGACACATAATCCTGTGTTATGTTTAATACTAAATCCTCAACGAACTCTCCTGAAGTAAACCCAGGCTTTAAATAAATACTGTTGTTATTTGAGTTGTAACTTAAAGGTTCATTGTCATATATCAATGACTCCCATTGGACTTGTGCTGGATAAACATACCTAGTCTCTACCGACTGATATTTTTCGGATCCAATAAATAGCTCTCCAAGGTCTGGTAGCGATACTTGCTCATCATTGTTTAAAAATAAATTATTGTAATGAGATAGCACTGAGTTTGCAGAAAGAGCATACCTATAAACAGCTGGGCAATCAATTAAAAAATATTCTCCTGATTGGCATGGCCCAGATGATAAAGTTACGCTTGTATTTGTAAAAGAAATTGATATGGGCTTAGATGCTACAAGGTAGCCGTCTACATAAAGGCTCATTGAAGAAACAGAGTACACTCCTACAAGATGGATAACCCTATCTGGGTTTGGTACAGAATAATCTATTCTTTCATCTTCAAGCATGAAGACTGCATTTCCATTATCCCAATATAGCCCAACTCCATTTGAGTCTGCAAAAATAGGAGTCATTGAAGTTACTGTCTTTGGGTGTATCCATGCTTCTAGGGTAAAGTCGTTGTCACGAGTTGATGGTGTCGCAAATCCACCTGTACCTGTAGTGCCAGAAAAATCTTTTGATATCACAAACTGAATATACTTTGAGCTATCTATTTTATTTGAATGTCTTCCACCAGAAACAATTGGCATTCCCAAGATAGAAATTCCACCCACGTAAGAGCCATTATTACCGCACCCAGAAATATCATAGGCTACAGAACCAGAAGTCTCATCTAGCTTCCATAGACCAGTTGGTGAATCTTTTATTGTGGACAGATAGTATGACATTATTTTTTGAACCAAATCTTTTTAAAAAAGTTTAATACAGACTTTAAATCTTCTTTATTTTTTTTATCAACGGCTTCTTGCTTTTCTAAAAACCCATGACTCTTGAAGTAAGGATTAAACTGAAGATCAGTAAAGTGCCTTCTTGGCATTCTTTTGTATGGAGTCATATTCAATATTATACTACAATAAATGCTAAATTAACAATCTAGTTTTTTGTCTATTCCCAGATTTGATAAAAACCTTTCTGGGTCAAATCTCCAATTATCTTTAGCAAATGAGGTCATTATCTCAATGCATGTATTTTCATAGGCTTGAGGAGATATTAAAGGCTTTAGTCCTAATAGCGTTTCTGTAACATCTATATAGTTTGTTCTTAAGAATGTTGGGTCCCCCGCCTGGTTTCTCTTAAAGACCTTTTCGTTTATTTTCCCTGTTGGCTCATAAAGCCTTACGGTAAGGTACTGCTTAGCAAATCCCCAGTCATTATACATATTGTATGCTTCTGCTGCCTCTATAGCATTTGGAAAGAATATAATTGATCTTGCTGGCTCTTCCCCATCTCTTGCAATTGTAAGCATGTAGGCATCGGCCCTTTTATTTGCTACGGTTTCAAGGTACTCATTAACTACATCGTGATGCTCTTGCTTTAGCTGTCCGCTCATTTATGTCCACGCCATCTTAAATTTTTCTCTAAAATCCAAATACGGTATCGCATACGGATCTACCCACCAATCTTCATGCCAATCTCTAACCACTAACTTGTAGCCAAATGAAGAAAGAATTTCTCTTTGTGCCTCACGCATACCCTTGTTGTTATATTCAATTTGAGCGTCATGCTCAAAAGTAATTATAGAAAATCTATATTTACTTAAAGGAACAGCAAG